AAGATGCGGTAAACCTTTAACTAACTGGAGACATATTATGTCAGAAGTAATTTCTATCTTTGGTACTCAGCGTCCAGCAGATCCTTTTGCTGGTAAAGGTTATGGTGTTGCTGATTTTCCTGTTGCAACCCGTCCAATGCTTTTCTTTAATGATGATACCGATCAGTGGTATGAGTCATCAAAAGTTGCTGTCGTTCGCACAGATACTATGGACGAGCTTGGTGTTCATGGTAAAAACTATAAGCCCGTTGCACCCCGTGAATTGATTGACGCTCAACGTGCAATTATTATGCGTAGTGGTTTAAAGACTGACGGCATCGTTGAAAAGATTGAGTGCAGTCACAATGGTGCGGCGACATTTGTAAAATATCGTTTGCCAGAGCATAACTATCTTACTCCTGATGGCGACAATGCCACTCTTACTTTGCTGGGCGTGACTTCCCTCAACAGTACGTTTGCTTTTATTATGTCAGCAGGCGCCCATCAATCTGCTTGCTTCAACGGTCAAGTATTTATTACCGGCGAGGCTGGTTTGTTCAAGGCTCGACACACCAAGAACTTGGATATCAAACAAGCCTCTCGTGCTATTGTCAAATCTCTTGAGGTGTTTGAAAAAGAGCGTGAATTGTGGCAGACTATGTACAAGACTCCGGTTACTGAGAAGCAGGCCATGTATACTTTTGCAGAGGCCGCTGGCTGTCTTGATCTGGTTCAGGCCGCAGTTCACGAGAGTGGTGTATCTTGGTCAGCAGTATTTGACAAGCTCCCTAGAATGAATAGTGCGTTGACATATCTTGCCAAGGCTTGGAGTCAGTACTCTCAGAAGATGGGCAAGACTCAATGGGCTGTTTACAATACACTAACGGATTGGTCTACTCATGCTCCAGCACCTACCAAGAAGTCGCAACTCAACATTGCTTCGGTTAATCAGAAGCGTTCAGAAGTCGTTCGGAAGGTATGTAATTCCGATGTATTCCGTATCGCGGCCTGATAATGTTGATATCGAATCTCTTGTTCAGCTTTATATTTATATCAAGCCTAATCCTGATTACAGTGGTCTGGCTGAATCATTAAGAGAACTTCACTTCACTGAATCAGAGATCTTTAATATCCTAAACAAAGTTCGTGAAGGATATTACTAAATTGACGCGCCCTTCGGGGCGCTTTTTATTTGGAGAAAGTAATATGTACTATGTAACCCCCTACGAAAACAACAGCGGCGATATGGTTATTTGGCGACACGTTAAAAGACTAAAAGATTTCAAAGCCGATGAAGGTGTTGAGTATCTGGTCGCTAAGAATAAAAAAGAAATGAAGATTGATATGGGTAGCTCGTTGCCAATCTATATTGGATTGAACGGTGAGCTAAAGAAGTGTAGTAGCTATGCGTTGTTTTTATTTTAGGAGATTATTATGAGCGTATTGAATAGTATTGAGTTGGCTAATCATTGGCGCGGTCATCTTAGAAATAACTGTGCGGATTCAATAAAAGCACGGCGCAGATACGCAAAGATGTATGGCGAAAACTCTACCCTTGCAAACTATTTTGAGGGTAAAGAGTCAGCGACTAGGCAGGCCATCAGAATATTAGAATATATGGTTGAATATCAGGAGGTGTTTCATGGGAACAGCTAGTATGTACGGCAATCAAGTCATGGAAGCAGAGCTTGATTCTGATTGGATGACAACGGATGTTTTAATTGAATTTATAAATCACGGTGATGAGGAGAACTTAGTTGAAATTGTTTCAGTTAAATCGCACGGAGTGGATATCACTAGTTGGGTCAACATGGATTATATGTTTGATCTTGTTCGTGATTACATAGCAGAGGCTGACTATCATTGGTCAGATCATGGAGATTGATATGAGTATTTACAGACAATACTTTGTGCTGACTGAAGGAAAGCTCGCCAACATAGGCGATCATGGGGATTGGGAAGCCGCCCATGAATCAGCTAATGATATTTTTGGAGAGTGTGGTTGGGATTGGGTAGCTAATTATTACGATGTTAAACAATGGTTTAATTGTATACAAGAGGTTGAGAATGAATATCTTTTATCTAAGTAGCTGTCCACGCCAAGCCGCTAGAGATATGTGTGACCAACACATCGTTAAGATGCCGCTTGAGACTGCACAGATTTTGTCCACTGCCCATCGTGTTGTCGATGGTACAATGGTGATCGGACAATCTTCTTCAGGCCGTAAAGCTAAACGCTGGGTGCTTGATAAACACGACGATAAGTTTTATCTTGCGGCTCATGTCAATCATCCCAGCACTGTTTGGGCTAGACAAAGTAAACAACATTATCAATGGTTGTACGAACACTTTGAAGCACTCAGCCTAGAGTTTGAAAGGCGCTTCAAGCATAACCACAAAAGCTGGAATAAGTTAAAGTTCTTTACAAGCAAGGCTCCACAAAACATTGAAAGCTCTGGGTTTATTGAGCCGCCACAGTGTATGCCTGACGAGTACAAAGATACCGATACTGTCAAGGCGTACAAAAAATATTATGACTTTAAGTTTCACGATTGGATGGAGAAAGGGAGGCCCATGAGATGGACAGAAGCCGTATAAAAGAATTCTTTTTTCTTTTGCGTCACTCACCTGAGTATTTGTATGCTTTGGTGATAGTGACTTTCTTTTCTATTGGCATTCTTATTGGTAATTATATTAAATTAGGAGAGATCTTTTGAAAAAATATATTCATGTCAATCAACATAAAATTCGTGCGAACAAAAAGCATGGTACGGACGAGCCTGTAATTACAATTAAAGCAGGACGTAGTAATACTTACTGTCACGAGGTCGAAATACTTGGTAACAGTGTGATAAAATATAGCGGCAACGGCAAGCCGATATTATCTTGCGGTGCGCGTGTTGTTATTGAAACCGAATCCGATATAAAAATTGTGAGGTAACGATGAGCATTGATGATGCAACCCCTGAAGAATGGGACAAGGCCAGACCTAAAACTATAACCGGAAAACTTTTTCACCCTGAAGATAAACATCATCCGGTCACAAAACCACAGCATTACAACAAAGGCGGGATAGAAGCTATTGATTATATTAAACAACAACTTGGCCCCGGCTTTGGAGATTATTGTGCCGGGAATGTTATGAAATATCTTCATAGATTTAAATATAAAAACGGAATAGAGGATTTGAAAAAAGCACAGGTCTATTTAAGTTGGTTAATTGAGGATCAAACACAGTGAGGAAACTTCTTGAGCGTCTTAAACAAGACAACGAATTTTATTACTCCGATATTCATGGTCGCAGGCACTACGCAAATGTGATGGCGGCAGGCTTGGAGCTTGCTGACTACTTCAAACTTAATCCAAAACTCTTTAAGTACTTTGCGTATCTCCATGATTCTTGTAGAGAAAATGAAGGTAAAGATCCGTTGCACGGACAACGGGCGGCAGAGTATATTGAGTCTGTGAAACACTTAATTGATTTATGCACGGCAGAGCGTTGGATGCTACAGTCTGCCTGTGCGATGCACACCCACGCGCAACCGTGGGATGGTCACAAATACACACTGTTTGAAAAGTGTGCTTTTGATTCAGACCGCTCTGATATAGGGCGTGTTTGTTTTTCTGTTGATCCAGAATATTTATTTACAAAACGAGGCAAGGAAATTTTTACTGATGAATTTAAACAGGCTTGTGCGTAGCGCGTCAAATGATGAAGACTATTGTTCATATATAATAAAAGAAATTGATACTCGTCAATGGACAATGGAACAAATATTTAAATTATGGGAGGAGGCCAAGCAATCTGATCTAACAGTATCACAATTTATCAAACAACACAAAAGGACTGAACATGAACTTTGATGACTATCAAATAGCCGCCGCATCAACGGCGCTGTATAAAGATAAGTTTTATCCGATTGCGTCTTTGATGGTGGAGGCGGCTGAGTTATCCGACCTCTTTATCAAGCCGATGTTGCGGGGAGATGACCGTAAAGTAGAACGTCAAGATGTAATTTCAGAAGCCGGGGATGTATTGTGGAATCTTGCCATGATCCTGAAAGATCACGGGGTTGACTTGTCTGAAGTAGCCGCGTATAATCTCGCTAAACTTCAGAGTCGTGCTGACCGTGGAGTGATTCAAGGATCTGGAGGTAATCGTTGAAGATTATACAAGGTAACTTTAACAAAGATAAATCAAAGTCTCTTAATGATAAAGTCTTAGAAGGTCTTACTAAACTTAAAGATCAATCTAACGATGAAGAGATTCGATATCCATTTATTTTAATTGTTGATACTGGAGAAGACTTAAAAGTTGTTTCAGATATAGACATGGAAAAGTTTAATTTGTTGTTGGACTTAGTAAAAATGACCGTGCTTACTGGCAATTATGATTAGGGGGAACTGTGGAGGAAGAACCATTTAATATTGAAGATGCTTTGTGTAAGGCGTTTGTTATGAGTTTGGGTACAGGCTTGCCCTCTCCCCAAGCAATGAAGAATATGATTAGTTGGATCAATATTCAGGCTCGTAAAGAGCGGGAACAATTGACAACTGATTATGTGTACAAGTGCATTCCGCACTATATTACTTTTTTGTTTAATAAATCTTAGGAGATTTAACTATGGCTCTTGTTGAAGGTGTTGCATATTGGGCATCCGTTACCACACCAAACACAACTTACACTCCGGTGTATACTGTGAATCTTGTGGTATCCGATGAGGTTGCAAATGATTTTAGATCTCGTGGCTTCACGGTAAAAGACATGGAAGAAGGCCCAGCACTTCTTATCAAGCGTAAAGTAAATGGCCCCAATGGTATGGTGCGTCCAGCGCCAAAACTTTTGGATCAAAACAAACAGCCTCTGAGCGTTAGTGTCGGTAACGGCAGTAAGGTCAAGGTGCAGTACAAAGAGTGGGAGTCCACTTGGAATGGTACTGTGTACAAAGGCTTGGACTTTCAGGCAATGCAAGTTCTTGAGTTGGTGGAGTATGCCAGCCCAGATGGTGCAGAGTTTGATATCGTTGATGGCGAAGATGGAGATGAACTTTAATGTGGAGATACACACACGAGGATAAAGTCTACGATGTTGAAAAGATTTCTCCAGAAGGTCAGGCAACTTTCATGTTGATCGCTGATGTTCAAAAGAGAATTGAAGATCTTGAAACAAACATGACTATCAATCAAGCGGCGGCAGTAGCACTGCACCAGAAAATGCAAGAGCTTCTTCTTGATGATGCGATTGTAAAGGACAATGAAACGGAGGAATAAGCATGGGCGACTTTGTGGCCTATCAGAAACCTTGTCCAAGTTGCGGGGGCAGTGATCCTGTCTCCGTAAATTCAAACGGTTCTGCAAAATGTTTTAGTTGTGGAACCTTTTTCAAAGACTACGAATCTGCAATGGGAGGCAACGTGGCAGACTTTAATAGCTTCAAAAGATCCAATGATAATACTCCCTTCACCAACAGCGTTTATCACGCACTCACCGACAGATCCATCTCTCTTGAAACCGCAAAGAAATTTGGTGTTCGTTCAGTCAAAGACGAGCAGGGCAATATTATTCAGCATCACTACCCTGCATACATTAACAATGAAGAAGTTGCTACGAAGGTTCGCAATGCAGATAAAACATTTACTTGGTCAGGCTCACCCAAGGGAACTGGCCTTTTTGGTCAGCAAGTGGCGCAGGCGGGTGGCAAATATATTACGATCACTGAAGGTGAATGTGATGCTATGGCGGCATACGAACTTCTGGGGAGTAAATGGCCGGTTGTATCTGTTAAGAATGGAGCGCAGGGTGCAGTCAAAGA